CTATAAAAATCTTATTAAAGATATTACCTACACATTTATTGACCCTATTTTATTTAGCCGTAAAAGTATTTTAAAATTTATAAAAGCTTTTTCAAAATCTGATAAAATTGTAACGTATAAACATGATAAAATGATTTATATTTATTTTGGTAATTTTATATTTGGTATTGATTTAACATTGACTGAATTTATGGGTTTAGACACGAATAAATTATTATTAAAAATAATTAATAAAAGTAATATCTTTTTAGATAAAAATGAAATATTTATTGAGTATAAACAAAGAATAGAAAACCTTGACAATCAAGTTAAATATATTCCCTTCTTATACTCATTAGAAAATGGATAAATCAATATTACTAGCTTCATTTATTTTTCCCGAAAGACTAGACTGGTTCATAAATTATTTAGATACTAAATTCAATATCCCAAAAGATAAAATTTTTTGTTTTGAAAATTTAAACGACAATTCTAAATTAATTCTAACGTTTAAGTTAATACTTCAAGACGGCAAAAAAATAGATTTAAAAAAATTATTCCCTAGCGCTGTAATTATACATAAAAAAGGTAGCGCATTTTACACTATAAATGCATTAAATAAACTAATAGAATCAAAATCAGATGCTTCTTTAGGTAACATTGATTATAAATCTATTAAAATAGAATGGGATGAATATCAAAACAAGATTATATTAATCGATAATAAAGAATTGGTTATTTTCGATTTAAAACGAGTTTTTTAGGGTTTTTAGGATATTTATTATAAGATAATTTAAGAGAAAATTTAATTATTATGATTAATAACCAAGAAAATATGAACCCAAATAGTCGTATGTATGCTATGGATAATTTTTTATCCGACCCACCTCTACCTAAACCACCAAGTGATCCAATTGAAGAAAATATGGATTGTAGTTCTGGAGTTTGCGTAATTAAAAATGATAAAAGCATATTAGAAAGAATCAATAAAAAAATAATAACAGAAGACGGTAGACAATTATTAATTTGATATGGCTAAAAAATTTAACCAAAAACTATTAAATGAAGAGTTAAAAAAATTCAGATTATTATCTGAATATTCATTTTATACTGAAGAACCTAAAAAAGATGATGATTTAATTTTAGGTTCTAATTTAGAAGAAGCTGACGAAGAACCACAAGACGATTCAAAAACAGCCGAAAAAGCTGCTGGAACTGAAGATACTGGTGCAGATGCATCAGCTGACGCTCCTGCTGATGATGCTCCTGCTGATGATGCTGGTGGCAATGACACAACATTTGGAACTGATGATACTGGCGGTGAAGATACAACTGGGGATGATACTACAGGTACTGATACTGCTGCGGATACTAGTGCTGATACAACTGACGCTGGAGATACAGGTGAAGAAGAAGTGGATGTTGATGTAACACAATTAGTAAAAGGAAGTGAAGAGGCTAAAAATGCTGCCTCTGATGCTAGTCAGAAAACAAGTGAATTATTAGCTAAATTTAGTGAATTAGAACAAAGAGTTTCTGCAATGGATTCAATAACGTCTAAAATTAATGATTTAGAAAAAGAAATTGTTAAAAGAAATCCAACCCCTGTTGAAAAATTAGAAATGAGATCTATGAGCTCTTTTCCTTACAATATTAAATTAACAGACTACTGGAAAGATGTTGATGGTTACGACGCAACTGGTGAAGAAAAACCACAAGAATACGTATTAACTAAAGATGAAGTTGATAGCGGTGCAATGAGTGGTGATATCAAAAAAACTTTTGATGTTCCAGAAGATTATGAAGAAGAAGACATACAAGCATAATAATATCTTTTAAAGATTAAAAGGGGCTATCAGCCCCTTTTTTTATTTGCATTTTTTTATAGTTTTTTGTATATTTGACCAAAAGAAATAAAAAATATTATTTGACTTCGGTCATTAATTTTCGTATATTTGCATATTATAAGAACAAGTAAATAACAACTATATATATTAATTTAAAAAAAACAGTTATGAGCAAACAAGACGCATTAGCAGCAATGCTAAAACAGTATGAGAACAATTCTAGTTCTTATTCTAAAAACAGTTCAGCGAAAGAGTATGATTTAAAAAACTATTTCACTACTCATCTTTCTGACAAACAAACAAGCGCAACAAAGAAAATCAGAGTTCTGCCTACTTCTGATGGGTCAACACCTTTTGTTGAGATTTATGGGCATAAAATGCAAGTTGATGGCGATTGGAAAACTTTTGTATGTTTAAAGCATCAAAAAGATGAAGATTGTCCTTTTTGCGAAGCACGTGAGGCTTTATTGGCTTCTGGTAAAGATTCTGATAAAGAATTGGCTAAGAAATACAGTGCAAAAAAGATGTACGTTGTAAAAGTTATCGATAGAGATAACGAAGCTGATGGTGTTAAATTCTGGCGATTTAACCATGATTATCGCAAACAAGGTGTTTACGATAAAATCTATGGTGTATTAACTGCAATCAAACAAAATATTACTGATCCAGAAAGTGGTCGTGATCTTTTGGTGATGATTGCTAGAGATCAAAATAAGCGTCCAGTAGTACAAAGTATTTCACATTTGGATCCATCTCCTCTTACTACTGATTCAGAGATGAAATCAGAGTGGCTTTCTGATACTAGAACTTGGGAAGATGTTTATAGTGTTAAACCATACGATTATTTGGAAATTATCGTTAAAGGTGGAGTTCCAGTTTGGGATAAAGATGCTAAAAAATTCGTTGATAAATCTACAGTCAGTTCACAAGAATCTGATAATTTGGATGAAGAGCTTTCTATTGGTACACCTAATGTTAAACCAAATGTTGTAGCTGCTTCAAGCAAATCAGTAAAACAAGTTGTTGTTGAAGAAGACAGCAATGATGGTGAAGATGATGAAGATGATTTACCATTTTAATAAACCGTTATAGATGTGGGTGGTAATTACTACCCACTTCTATTATATCAATAATTATTATGATTAAATTTATTAAATAAATGTCAAAAAAACCAAAAAAAATTATAGAAAAAAAAGCTTTTGATATTGATTCATTTTTACAATCACAAGGATTAGATTCTAGTGATGTTGCTGAAAAAGAATTAAGATGGATTCCGTTATCGCAAGCATTTCATGATGCGGTTAAAGTTCCTGGAATTCCGATGGGTTATTTTGTTAGCTTTAGAGGGTTTTCAAATACTGGTAAATCAACTGCAATGTATGAAGCAATTGCATCTTGCCAAAAACTTGGTGTATTAGCCGTTATGTTTGAAACTGAAGGTAACTGGAATTGGCAACATGCTAAAGATATTGGAATTAAAGTTATTGAATATCCAGATCCAGAAACTGGCGAACTTAGATACAAACCAGATGGTTTTATATTACTTCAAGGACCAGACTTATTAAGATTATATCAAAATTACGATCATCAACATAGTAAAATGGGAACAAAACCATTAAGACACGAACCAGTTGTTGAAGATATTTCATTATACATGCACACAATTCTTGATAAGCAACAAGAAGGTTATATTCAACAAGATGTTGCTTTCTTCTGGGATTCTGTTGGATCAATTAACTGTTTTAAAGGAGCTACATCTAAAACAACAAATAATCAGTGGACAGCTGGTGCTATTGCAACATGTTTTAAATCGTTGATCAATTATCGTATACCAGCTTCAAGAAGAAGTGATTGTGAATATACTGCAACCTTTTCTGTTGTTCAACAAATTTGGTTAGATAATGAAAATAAAGTTATTAAACATAAAGGTGGTGAAGCGTTTTTCTATGCTCCTAGATTGATATTCCATTATGGCGGAATCTTAACACACAGTACTGAAAAACTAAAAGCAACATTGAACGGTGAAGAATTTCAATTTGGTGTTGAAACTAGAATTAGATGCGAAAAGAACCAAGTTAATGGTATCGAACAAAAGGGTAAAATTGCTTCTACACCACATGGTTATTGGAATCCTGACAAAATTAACGAGTACAAAGAAACTCACAAAGAGTATATTAAAGGCAAATTAAACACTACACTTGATACTTTTATTATCGAAAAGACAAGTGAAGGTGTGGAAGAAGACTATTGATTTATTAACCTTGAAATTTTTAAATTTTGAACAAAAGGCCACCTAAAAACGGTGAAAGAATTAAAATTACGAACACATTATTAGTTGACGGTAATGCATTATTTAAGTTAGGTCTATATGGGGCTAAAGACGAATATAATCATAATGGTCAGCATATAGGTGGCCTATATCAATTTTTAACTATTTTACGTAAACTATTAAATGAAAATCTTTATCATAGAGTTTATGTTTTTTGGGATGGTAAATTTAGCGGTAAATTAAGGTATAATATATACAAACTATACAAAAGCGGTCGTGGTAAAGATTATATACACGGTACCGAACCAGATGCTTCTGAAATAAAACAGAAGTTAATGATCTGGAATTATCTTGAAGACCTTTGTATTAGACAATTACAACACGATTTTGTTGAAAGCGATGACTTCATAGGTTATTATTGTTTAAACAGAATGCCAAATGAATTTATAACTATTTGTACCACTGATAGAGATATGTGTCAACTTATTTCACAAAATGTTAAAATATATTTTTGTGATTTAAAAAAACACGTTACAACAGAGAATTATTCCGAAAATTTTCAACATCACCATGAAAATGCTGCTCTAATAAAAATAATTACTGGCGATAATAGTGATACAATAAAAGGAGTTAAAGGTGTAAAAGAAGCAACTTTAATAAATTTATTTCCCGAAATCAAAGAAAAAAAAGTATATTTGCATGAATTGCTTGAAAAAGCAAAAATATTGCAAGCACAAAGAGTTGAAAATAAACAAAAGCCTTTAAAAACGCTTGAAAATCTTATAAACGGAGTAACAGAAGGTCCGCAAGGTGATAAACTGTATGAGATAAATACAGCATTGGTTGATCTTAAGAATCCGTTAATAACTGAAGAAGCAATTCAATCATTAAATGATTTAATTGAAGGATCATTTAATATGAATGATAGAGGAATTAAAAATGTTTTGAGAC